AAATAATATTATAAATATTATCTACTATCCGAAGGTATTTAGGAGATGTATGAAATGAGAAACCACCCGTCCTCTACATGAAGGAGCCATCCAAAGCACATGGAGGACGGGGGTTAATAGATAATCAACGGACTTTTACCGTACCTACAACCACTGGGCGATTATCTGATACCCAGACAGTGTTTTCAGGAACATAACTAACATAGTATTAGCTTAGTTCCAAATCTTTTATTTTGTGGTGGATTATCCCCCAGCTATTCCTTGTACGAAGGTACAATAGGGGTATCGCTTCTCTTTCTCTAGGTTTTAGAGGGAAGTTCACGGAGAGCGGGTCTGGGTTACAGGTGTGCCTCTTTTCCTTGGTTCATGTCAAGTACCCAATTCGTTGGAGGATACCCTCTACGTCGTTCCAGTTCACCCAGAGACGTTGTGTGGCCTTGTCGAAAAGGGTGGGGCAGCCAAGCGCAGCGTCGTCAATATAGAGGTGGGCGTATTGCTTGGGGGAAGAGGTCCAAGTGTACTGGGTGGCATTCTCGTTGATGCCTGCCTCGAAGGTGACGCCATTGGCGAGGCAATAGGCGACAGCCTCGTCAAGCTCGTCGCCTGAGCGCATGGTCCAGAGCATGAGACGGTGGCCCTCGGCCATGAGGCGTCTGAGGACTTTGATGGCCTTGGGATTGGGGCGACCGATCACAGGGTATTGGTGTGCCACGATGGTGCCGTCAAAATCGACAGCAATAATCTTAGGCTGCATTATTATGTACTCCTGTGATGGAGGCAAAATCCTGTTTGCGGTTAATGATTATTTCGATATTGAAGCAGCCGGGTTGGATTTCTTCGAGGCCCGCACGAAGTTCGGCGTCGAGATGGGCGTCGGTCACATCTTTGATGTTTTCAAGGAAAAAGCCATACGTCTGCTCGCTTTTATTTGAAGGATTATCCGAGATGACTTCTTCATAAGAAGCCAAGAAAATCTCAGGCTTGCACGGGTAATACTCGCCTTGAATACCCTTGATGATAAAGTCCCCAACGGAGGCGATGTGTTTTCCTTCAAGGGTGAAAATAATAAGCCCCCTTTTGGAGACTAAATCCTCGTATTCCTCCCATTTCATGCCTGTGTATGTCTTGCGTGTGTCGGGCTGGCCATCAGTAAAGGCTATAATCTCGCGCAGGTTGTTACCCGTCCATTGCACCGCCTCAATAACCACAGGCTTTTTACGATATTTCTTCATGTGAGAATCTCCTTGATTTCGAGACTTAATACACCCTAAATGCTAACGTGTGTCAAACCCAAAGAAAGGACCACAAAATGAACAAGGTCACTGAAGAACAGTTGCAGGCCCACCAGAAGACCACCGAAGGAAAGCGTGTCACCATGGATGATTTACTTGGTAATATTTCCAGTGAGCATTACTTCACCAGTATGGATGGGGTTATTGGTGAAACCTTTATGCGGGGAGAGCGTGCTGAAGAAGGCAGCCAGCCCGATGCCCTGTCCTATCTGACCTTCTGCGTGATGGTCTTGAAGAACGGTTTCACCGTGACCGGCCAGAGCGCGTGTGCGGACCCGGCGATGTTCAATCGGGAGATCGGCAAGAAGATTGCCAAGGAAGACGCCCTCAAACAAATCTGGCCGCTCATGGGCTATGCCCTGAAGCAGGAAATCTATCTTGCCAACGGACGATAATGGGGCATTATCACGATATTCTTATTGATCGTATTGCCCACTTTGACTGACAAAAATGGGGGGACTTAACATCCCCCCATTTCCAGAATACCTTATTGGTGAAAACCCACAAACACCTCTAAGACATCTAATTTTACCTCATACAGGGCGGCACCACAAGATGAGCCTCTTTTCTTCGAACAAATCCTCGGCACCGCCCAAAAACAACACACCCGTGGTGACAGCCCAAACACCGGCTCCTTCCTCCTCTGGTTCAGCCCCCGCAGGGCAAGTGGGCTATTCATTGGAAGATATTAAGAAAGCAGTACCCAGCCATATTCGAAGTAATGTTACTCAGAACTTGGTGGACAGTTTGAACAATATCGCTTCAGACCCTATCATGTCGGATAATATCCGTAATAACTTCATCAGTTATACGGCGATTATGAAGGAGGGACGCTTCAAACTCGAAGATTACCTTAACGCTGTTACCTACGTTTCTTATAAGATAATGGGTAACAATAATGATGAAGCATATGCAAAGACATTTCCTCACAGATATTCGTCATTAATCGCCAAAGGCGCGGCCAAGAAAGACATCGCCAGCTATGTGAGCGCCTTCAACAAGGGCAAGCTCGTAAATATGATCCTTGAGCAGAGCCTCGTACCGACGTGGGTGCTCAACCAAGACCTGTACCAAAAGGCCATCAACGTGCAGGCCGACATGATGCAGAACGCGAATAGCGAGAAGGTCCGGGTCGAAGCTGCGAACAGCCTCCTGACCCACCTTGCCAAACCGAAAGAGGGCAGCTTCCAGATCAACATCGGTGAGACGGAAAGCTCTGGTATGCGCGAAATGCGGGACATGTTAAGAGAAGTGGCTATGAACCAGAGGGAAGCTATTGGGACAGGACGTATGAAAACCATCGACGTGGCAGCCCAGCGCATTCGGGCTGTAGAAGACGAGGATCAAGATTAATGGACGGGAGTATCTCAGAAAACGACCATGGTTACATGGAAAATATTATCAAGAAAGAACTTGATGAGTGGTTGGATGAAGTAGATTATTCAAGTCTCGGAGACGGTTCCTATGTGCCCTGTGAGTTCGCTCTGATCTTCATGAACTTCATCAAGCTGGTAAACGGCACCGAAGGCGAGAGCAACAAGACGCCACCCGTTCACCTGAAGATGCTCGACAAGATCGTCGGGGACAAAGAATACGTCGCAAACCTCTGTTTCCGGGGGGCAGGTAAGACGGCGTTGTTTTTCGAATACTTTGTTTTGTTTCTGGCTTTCTACGGTTATCTCCCGAATTTTGGAGAAGTCGATTATCTTATTTATGTTTCAGATAGTATGGAAAACGGGGTCAAATCTGCCCGCAAAAACGTGGAATACAGGTATCACAACAGTGAGTTCCTGAAGGAGTGGGTTCCCAAAGCACACTTCACAGACAGCTATCTGGAATTCGAGAACAAGGACGGGCGCAAGCTGGCCGTCAGGATGTTCGGTGCCAAGACTGGTATCCGTGGTACGAAGCAGTTCGGTAAACGCCCTGTGCTCGCCATCCTTGACGACCTCATCAGTGATGCTGACGCCAACAGCCGTGTCGAAATGCAGGCTATCAAGGACACTGTATATAAGGGTGTGGACTATGCCCTCGATCCGACACGCCGGAAAGTGATCTTCAACGGCACGCCCTTCGCCAAGAACGACATCATGATTGAAGCCGTGGAAAGCGGAGCTTGGGACGTGAACGTCTGGCCCGTCTGTGAGCAGTTTCCCTGTTCTGAGGAAGATTTCCGGGGCGCATGGGATGACCGCTTCAGTTATGCCTTCGTCAAGAAAGCCTATGAGCGTGCTGTGCTCAACGGCAAAGTGGCAGCCTTCATGCAGGAGATGATGCTTCGCATCTCGTCCGATGAGGAGCGTCTGGTCCAAGACAGCGAGATCAGAGAATATAGCCGTAAATCATTACTTGAATATAAGTCGGCGTATAACTTCTATATTACCACTGACTTTGCTACATCAGAAAAACAAGGTGCAGACTTTTCAGTTATCTCCGTTTGGGCCTATAATGCCCAAGGAGACTGGTACTGGGTGGACGGCATCTGTGAACGTCAGGACATGGCGAAAACGATCAACGACCTGTTCCGTCTCGTGCAAATATACCGGCCCCAGTCTGTGGGGGTCGAGGTAAGCGGGCAACAGGGTGCGTTCATCAAGTGGCTTCAGCAGGAGATGATGACCAGAAATATCTGGTTCAATTTTGCTTCTTCTGAGAAATCTGGTGCTCCCGGTATTCGTCCTGTTATAAACAAGCTGACACGCTTCAATCTTGTCGTGCCACTGTTCAAAGCCGGGAAGATGTATTTCCCTGCCGAGATGAAGGCGAGCAAGATCATGGGGCATTTCCATGGACAGATCAAACTTGCTACTCATAACGGGCTGAAGGGTAAGGATGACTGCATAGATACCATCTCGATGCTGATGTATCTCAACCCTTGGAGACCCAGTGAGGATCAGGTGAAAAACCCAGCTATGGGGCACAATGGCGGTCCCTATTGGGATGACGACGACGATATGGGTCATGAAGAATTCACGATTAACTCATATGTCGTTTAATAATAGGTTGGAAATATGAAGCTCGAAGAACTTTTCAGCCGTCTCTCCTATGGGGAATTGTCCAACCTGAGCATTGGCAACGAGGGCCGTGGTGCGATCAGGGAAGAAGACATCCCCAAGGTGACGGCACACGTCAACGATGGCCTCCTGCGGATTTACAGCCGTTTTGTGCTCAGCACGAAGCAGCTTATCATCGAGCAGGTGAGACACATCACGAATTACCACCTGATCCCGAAGTTCGCTGAGAGCACGGGTTCGGATGAGCCATGGCCCTATATCAAGGACTTGCCTGATGAACCCTTCTTGGGTGATCTG